AAATTGAGCGTAACGTGGAATTAAATAATCGCCTTTCTGAGTCAACCAAAGTCGTAATCCTAAACCAAGTTTCGGAAGGACTTGCTGATACTCAAAAAGAAAAACTTGCTTCGTTAGCTGAAGGATTGAGATTTGATTCAGAAGAACAATTTACACATGCTGTAAAGACACTTCGTAAATCATATTTTCCTGAATCAGTAACTAAAACTGAAGTAAGTGATGATAGTCCAGTTGCATTATCCGAAGAAGTATCGTCAGCAATGGCTGCATACGTCAACGCTTTATCACGCTGGAAATAATTTAAATAATAAATATTATCAAACGATAACAAACGTTTAAAGAGGTAAAAATGTTTAACGCTTCCCATCTTACAGAAAAGTGGGCACCTGTTCTTAACGCTTCCGAGGCTTCGCCTATTACGGACAAATATAAGCAGGCTGTAACCGCTGTAATTTTAGAAAACCAAGAACGTGCTCTCCGTGAAGAGAGAATGCTTACAGAAGCTCCTAATGTTGTTGGTGCTATCGGCCCTAATGCACTTTCAGGTTCGGGTCTTGATACTAAAACTGGTGGACTAGCTGGTTTCGATCCTATCATGATCAGCCTAGTTCGTCGTGCTATGCCTAATCTAATGGCTTATGATATCTGTGGTGTTCAGCCAATGAGCGGTCCTACAGGTCTTATCTTCGCTATGAAAGCTCACTATCAACACAATGGTGCTGCTGGTCTTCGCAAAGGTCGTGAAGCTCTCTTCAACGAGCCTGATGTAAACTTCTCGGCTAACACTCAGGGTCCTGCTGCTTATAACGATCCTGTTGTGCCTATCGGTGTTGCTAACGATCCTTCATATACTGCTTCAAATCCAGGTCTTCTTAATGACGATGGTGCTGGAGCTGGTACTTATGAGCGTGGCGTAACTCCTATTGCTCGTGAAACTGCTGAAGTTCTTGGATCGGCTCCGACCCTATTCAACGAAATGAGCTTCAGTATTGAAAAGACTTCCGTAACAGCAAAAACTAGAGCCCTTCGTTCTGAGTATACTTTAGAACTCGCTCAAGATCTTAAGGCTGTTCATGGTCTTGATGCTGAGCAAGAGCTTGCCAACATTCTCAGCTCGGAAATCCTTGCTGAAATCAACCGTGAAGTCGTTCGTACTGTTTACACCATCGCTAAGCCTGGTGCTCAGAACAACGTTGCTACGGCTGGTGTATTCGACCTTGACGTTGATTCAAACGGTCGTTGGTCTGTTGAGAAGTTCAAGGGTCTTCTATTCCAGGTTGAGCGTGATGCCAACGCTATCGCTCAAGAAACTCGTCGTGGAAAGGGCAACTTCCTCATCTGCTCGGCTGACGTAGCTTCAGCTCTAGCGATGGCTGGTGTTCTTGACTATAGCTCGGGTCTAACTGGTGCTGGTGGTCCTTCTGTCGGTCAGGTTGATGACACTGGCAATCTTGCTGTTGGTACTATCAATGGTAGAATCAAGGTCTTCGTTGATCCTTATTCGGCTAACGTATCAAACGATCATTACTATGTCATGGGTTACAAGGGAACCAGTCCTTATGATGCTGGTCTCTTCTATTGCCCATACGTACCTCTCCAGATGCTACGTTCGATTGATCCTAACACCTTCCAGCCTAAGATTGGCTTCAAGACCCGTTATGGTATGGTTGCTAACCCATTCGTATTCAGTGGTCTTGATGCTGATGGAGTACCTATTCCTGATGCCGAAGCTCTCACCGCTTCGAAGAATATGTACTACAGACGTGTAAGAATCAAGAACTTAATGTGATTCTTGATTTACATATTACAAGAGAGGTCGAAAGACCTCTTTTTTTATGCAAATAAATATATTATAGCTTGGGAAGCTGATATGTCTGCTGAATGGTATAAAACACAACCTAGTAATAGAAATTTTCTAGCACCTGTAGGATTTAAATTATCGTTAGATTTATTTAAATCCGTTGACTTTTTTTGCCAGCAGGCAAATTTACCTGGATTATCTATTCCATTTACTGAAGTACCTACTCCTTTTAGATCTTACCCTATTGTTCCTGGGGGAGGAGTTTCATATGATGATTTGAAAGTAACATTTATTATTGACGAAGATTTAAAAAATTATTATTCTATTCACGAATGGATTCGAATAAATGCAAATAGTGATCAAATAGAACCAGGACCAATTCAATATTCAAATGGTCAATTAGTAATTCTTACATCAAATTTTAATTCAGCATTTTTTATAGACTATGAAAATTTATTTCCAATTAATCTAAGTCCTGTTGAGTTTGATGCTTCGGTTGGAGATATAGAATATTTTACAGCAGATGTTACATTTAAGTTTCAAAATTATACTATTAGAGATAAACAATTTAAAAAATTATGAGATTTGAATCTATTGTTAAATTATTTGAACAAATTAAAGAAGAATGGAAAATTGATAGTTATGTTGATTTTGAATTTAAGAACAAAAATTATACAACAGATTTAGGAAAATTAGCATTAGAAATTCCTTTTCAACATAACAAATATTTAAATTACTATACGGATATTAATCAAATTAAAACTTCATTAGAATTTGAATATAAACGTACATTAAAAGAAAAAAGAGAATATTATTCCGGTGAAGCAGACGCAAAAGTATATGTTGAAAAACCTTTTGGCTCTAGCATTAAAACCGCAGAAAAAATGAAAACCTATTTAGAGTCAGACGAAGATATTATTAATATAGAAGCAAAAATTAAATATATTGATCAAGTTTTATATTTTTTAGACAATGTTATGAAAATGATTTTTAATCGAGGATTTCAAATTAAATCAGCAATTGAATGGGAAAAATTTATTAACGGAAGTACGTAATGTCTCGTATTGTTATTAAGAAAAAAAACGAAGTATTTTTACAACTATTAACAGAACCTCATATTCATCAAGAATTATCAGATTACTTTACATTTGAAGTTCCTGAATTAAAATATTTAAAACGTAATCCCAAATACAGATACTGGGATGGAACTATTAGATTATATTCTCCTGGAACAGGAGAATTATATGCTGGACTTTACAATCATTTGTTTACTTGGTCTAAAGAAAAAAATTATAATATTGAAATAATTAATAATGATTGGTATGGAAGTCCTTGTGATATTAATGAATTAGTATCACCAAAAGCAGTTAAAGATTTTATAGATAATATCTCAACTATCAAAGCAAGAGATTATCAATATTACACGGTGTATCTTGCCCTTAAATATAATAGAGGATTATTTTTATCTCCTACAGGTTCCGGAAAATCTTTAATGATTTATTCTCTTGTAAGATACTATGTTAATAATAACAATAAAATTTTAATTATCGTACCAACAACTTCTTTAGTAGAACAAATCGTAAAAGATTTTAATGACTATGGATGGAATACTGATGAGTATATTCATAAAATTTATTCAGGTAAAGAAAAAAATTCTGACAAAAATGTTATTGTTACAACATGGCAATCCATTTATAAATTCCCTAAAAGATATTTTGATGACATTGATTGTGTAATTGGTGACGAAGCACATTTATTTAAATCTAAATCACTCACTAGCATTATGGAAAAACTTCATAATGCTAAATATCGTTTTGGATTTACAGGAACACTTGATGGATCTAAAACACATAAATGGGTTCTTGAAGGATTATTTGGGTCATGTGAAAAAGTAACTAAAACAGATGACTTAATTAAAAAAGGACACTTATCAAATTTAAGAATTAAAATTCTTTTATGTTCTCATGAGTATCAATATTTTGAAAATTATCACGAAGAAATGGATTATATTGTTTCTAATAAAAAAAGAAATAATCTAATTAAAAATCTTATTAAAGACGTTAAAGGAAATACATTAGTTCTTTTTAACTATGTTGAAAAGCATGGTGAACCGTTATACAATTTAATAAATAATGATGTAGGTGATCAACGTAAAGTATTTTTTATTCATGGTTCTATTGATACAGAAGATAGAGAACAAGTAAGAAATATTGCAGAACAAGAAAATGATGCAGTTATCATTGCTTCATATGGCACCTTTAGCACTGGTATCAATATTAAACGTTTGCATAATATTATATTTGCTTCACCGTCTAAATCAAGA